TAACGAAGCGAAGAAGCAGAAAAATGCGGGCGTCAATGACCTCTTAGCAAGTTTCAGTTCACTAAAGTTTTAATCATTGCGGTATCTAAACCCGGCTTAAATAATTAAATCCAGAAGGAAATGCCTATTTTTTGCGAACCTTTAGCCGCCGAGACACTGCGTGCCCTAAACCAGGCAGTCAACGATCTCCCTGCCGAACACCACCTCCGTAAGGATAGTGACGCCGGTATTGTTAGTATAGTCTATGACCAGGCGAAAGATGTAACCATTTTTCACGGCCAGTCTGGCTTCTATTTTCGCCGTGGACCAGTTGTAGACGCCATTAAGGCGGACCTCAACAACGGCCGTGGTCTTATTTGTACCGCATACGAACTCACAACACCCGATGCTGCCTCATCGGTACTCGCCGGCTTTGAAGAGAAATTCGGCATCAAGGCCTCAAAAAAGATAGATACGTACACGACGGAATTCAATAATAGAAATTTTCTTCTCGCCAAGTTCCCAGCCAATGTTATTAAACAATTGTTCGAAACTCAGGGTGGTACTATGAAAACAGGATTCAAAGGACCTCGTGATTCTTTACTCAAGATTCCAACATTAGATAAATATTTTGAATTCAAAGAGACTGATGAACCAACGGTTGCCTCTATTTTTGCCACTCAGTATGAAAACGGTAATTACCAATATGTCAAATCGGTACATTATCAACTCTTACAAGAGGTAATTGATCGTCCAAATTTAGGCATTACGATTAGTCCTTTTGCGGAATGGACTTCTTAAGTGTAATTTTTACGAGGGGTTGAAAAAATTGACGGCTTAAAAATTTAGAACGATGATTGTTGCTCCCTCCTTATTCTTCTTACCTAAAGCATTGAGCCGTTCTTTCCTTCATATCCCACCATGTCCACTTCTGCTTCCACTTCCAACTACGGCGGTCCTGACGACCGCTCCAACACTCCTCCTTATCCACCAATACCGGATTCGGTGTCAAAGGACGCCGGCGCGGCTGCTGATGTATCGGCGCCGGCACCCTCAAAGTATGTAATACGCGAATATAAGAGCTTTGATGAAATGAATCTCAACGATCAGATTCTACGAGGCATATATTCATTTGGTTTTGAAAAGCCAAGCCCAGTCCAAGAAAAGGCCATTGTGCCTATGATGGAAGGGCACGACCTGCTCGCTCAGGCTCAATCAGGTACCGGTAAGACCGGTACTTTCGTCATCGGCGGCATCAGTCGTATTGACACCAGCAGAAACGAAGTTCAAATGGTAGTAATTTCTCCAACACGAGAACTTGCCGAACAAACTGCGAATGTCGCAAAGGGCATCGGTGCCTACATCGGTCTCCGTACCCATACCGCAACAGGTGGTCCACCAGTCAACTCCGATATTGACGTGGTTTCCCAGTCCAAGATGAAGCCACCTCACGTTCCTCACGTTCTTCTTGTGACTCCTGGTCGCTTTTACGACCTTCTCAACCGTAAGGTCGTTTCCCCTAATACCATCAGGGTGCTTGTACTTGATGAAGCGGACCAAATGTTGGAAGCCCGTTTCCGTGAACAGGTTCATTGTATCCTAAGTCTCGGCTGGCCCGCTTCCACTCAGGTCGCACTCCTCTCAGCAACTATGACACCTGATGTCGTTTCGGTTGCCCAGAGCATTCTTCGCAACCCAGTTGAAATCTTGCTTGAACCTGAAGAGGTAAGTCTTGAAGGTATCAAGCAATGGTTCGTAGAAGTGCCTCGTGAAGACCACAAGCTGGATACTCTCTGCGATCTTTACGACCATTTGAGCATTCAACAGGCGACTATCTTCGTCAATACTCGTCAAAAGGCTGAATGGCTTGGCGACCAAATGAAGCGCCGCGGATTTGACCTCAATTATATTCACGGTGATATGGATGTCGCTGAACGTAAGCACCGAATGACCGAATTTCGTGCTGGTAAGTGTCGTGTACTCATCTCAACCGATTTGCTCGCTCGTGGTATTGACGTTCAACAGATTTCTATTGTTATCAATTACGAACTCCCTCTTCAGCGTGAAAACTACATTCATCGTATTGGTCGCTCAGGTCGTTTTGGTCGTAAGGGTGCCTCCATCAATCTCATCACAGAACGTGAAAAGCGCGCACAAGATGAAATTGAAACCCATTACGATAAGAAGATTCTCCCACTCCCCTTGGACCTCAAGATTTATTAAACTCACAGTTATATTTAATCTATTTAAAAACCGAAACCCCAAAAATCAATAAAAAATAAATAAACCAAAAAACAAAAAAATTTTTTGGTCTAAACTAGTATAATTGTAAATATAACAATGATACCAGTTGGCTCTTGCTCACAACCTGGGCTAGACCAGGATAAATCGGTTATTGAATTTTATAGGTTTAAAAAGAACGGGTTTTTTGTTGATATCGGCGCCAATGACGGTATTGAGTTTTCTAATACCTGTATGTTAGAATACGATTATGGTTGGACGGGTATATGTATAGAGCCTTTGCCTGATGAATATGATAATTTGGTCAAGGTGCGTCCTAAATCTCTTTGTATTCAAAAGGCGGTTTTCGGCCAAAGTGGACTCAAACTAGATTTTGCGGTCGCAGGGTTATATTCTGGTATTCGCCAAACTATAAACCACCATATGAAAATGGCGAACGAATCGCCGACAATAACAGTAGAAACAATTACATTGAACGATGCTCTTAGCCAGGCAAATGCTCCGTCCTTCATAGAATATCTATCCATTGATACTGAAGGGAGTGAATACGATATTTTAATCACCATAGACTATGATAAATATGTTTTTGGAGTGATTCATTTAGAACATAATTATATTGAACCGCAGCGAACTGCCATTAGAGAGTTTTTAGAGAGTAAAAACTACATTTTTGTTCGTGAAAATAAATGGGACGATGAATACATTCACAAATCGTGCCAGGTTTAGAGTTCATTACGATAAAACATATCTAAATGTTTTCCTAAGCGATTTGTATCATGGGAAGAACCGTAATCTTCACTACCATCAAATACAATGGTAGGTTCACACCAATAAACATTTAATTTCTGGTTTTCTATAACTGTATTAAGGTCCTGGTCAATACCATTTTTAAATGGAGTTATTGATGGTATTATTGCCTCACACGCTTTTTTCGTTACGACATAGGCGCAGCATGTTCTCGTTTTACCCATCTTGTACCAAATAGTATCATCGGTAGCTTCTGCGTGTAAATTACAACCGCTGTTTATAAATGCCATATCGTAATCGTCTGGAATAGCCTTCATATATTCGTCAAAATGTTTGTCAAAATCAGCACATAAAATAGCATCATCTTCCAAGATTAAACAGGATTTGTAATTATTTTTTACAATGTCACGATAAATCTCTACATGTGTTATACTAATAGCGACAATAGGTGTTGTAAGGTGTGTATTATTCTCTTTATTAAATTTATCAATGACTGCTGGATCTAAATCGTAACGGCTGGGACCAAGAATAAATTCGTAATTTTTTATATTAAACATATTGAATTGCCTTAACATAAAATCTAAACGGTCTTTGAGTGGCGCATAATGAACTACATAGATTTTATCAATAGAGTTCATTGGTGTCTTATGATTTTTTTAGGTTTTTAAGTGGATTGTTATACGCAGTCCGGACGCCTCAACAAGCTTTCTTATATACTGCTATTAGACACTTTCACGAAAATTATCTAATAGAAGTTTTTATTCATCGCTTATGCAATGAGACCCTTGTCCTGGAAATAACCTTCGGGGCAAACGCTGGCAGTCATTGGAATACTAGCGGTACCGCCGAGTGTATCAATGGGCGAGCAGGTCTGGTAGCCACCACGGCTGCGTCGGCTGCTGCGACGGGTGCTGCGACGGCTGCTGCGTCGGCTGCGACGAGAGGCACGACGACCCTTGCGATTTACCTTACGGTTGACCTTACGGTTACGATGGGTATTCTTGCGGTTTCGTCGGGTATTTCTGCGTGGCCGGGCCCCACCGAATTTCTGGTTATCGGTATTGTAAAGGGGAACGGTAGGGTCTACACCACCGGGCCAGGTTGTGTAAGCATTACGACTGGATAAAGGTGGCTGCTCAGGAGGTGATTTAATTAAGCTTGAACTACCTGACCAAACGGTTGGAGAGTAATTTGACATCTTCTATTTCTTACGCAGGAAATTAATCTACCCCTTCGCCATAAGCACTCGCTCCAGGAACAATTGTGTTAGGAAAATAGTCAGATACATCACAGTTAGCTGGGCAGGCACCAAATGCCATAGACTGAGTCTGTTTGGTTCCCTGAAAGTGAGGCTTCTGGTCACAGGCTCCAGCAGTAGAAAGATAGACCAAAGGATTTGGATATGGTGCTGGATTACCGGAGTACTGATATGGGGCTGGTATTGTATAAGGTATTTGAAAACCACCTTGTACTATCGGTGGTAAGTAGAAATTGGACTGACTTTGTATGATAGCACAGGAGGCTGAAGGATTTGGTGGTTGTATTGGTAAAACATAGTCAGAGCCACCAAATCCAATACGAGTAGTATCTAAGTTATTCATATTTGTCAATGGATTACCGTACTGCTGTGTAGAAATATTCAAACTATTGGAATAGTTCTGTGTATTTGGTAATACAGCGGGTGAACTATTTGGCGATGTATAGGTTTGATTTACCGCCTGACTTAGAGCCCAGGTACGAAGTCCGGACTCCGTACAACCGCTACGACTTGTAAATGTACTCAAGGCACGAACTTTATATCTCATATATTGACCGGCATCCATCTTGTAAGGAATAAGAAGAAAAAGAAAATCAGGAGACCCATTAAGAGAGCCAAAATGGGTACAAATTTGTCGCCTACTCTAAGCATCATCATTGCGGGAACATTGACATTTTTAGTTGTTGGTGTATCCCTTTATAAGCGCAATTTAGTTCATGATAATTTTGTTGATTTCAAAGACCTCCTCCCAAAGCCAACTAAGCCGAATCTTTACTGGTTTGTAGACGCCGAGACAAATTCTCGTCGTTGGTGGGACTTTGGAGCACGTAACAGTAATCTACCAAATCGTGGATACTTACAAGTTTCTTTGGAGGCGTTGAGACGAACACAAGAGGCCGATTTTAATATTATTGTTTTGGTTGGTCGTGATGCCGTACTTGAATTATTCCCAAATGTTGATACAAAAGTCACTAGACTGCCACCACATTTGTGGCGCCGCTGGGTAATCGCCAACATCTGTAATAAGTACGGTGGACTTGTAATGGATGCTAATTCTACCTTGTGCTTGGGACCCAGTTTCTACCCCATTGTAAAAGATGTTGATACTGCTATGTTTGGTACATATCCCGATGAACCACGTGTTAGTACTGCGACGGCAGTCGCACCCGGACCTGCTCCTTACGTAGGCTGGGCTATGACTGCTAATACTCCATCATGGGCCTATGCGGCCAAGGAGATTAATGACTTATTTCAACGAGGACCACAAGCGTGGGGTGCCGCTATAGCTCGTCGTCAAATGCTCTATGTATGGGAGAAGCAGAAGGAATTAGGTTCCAAAGTGATTCGAGCAGCGGATGGCGGTCGTCTTCCTGATGGTCGTCCACGCGAATTAGAGGATCTTTTTGGACGTTTGAGCGATGATGAAAATGATCCTAAGTCTGCTGTACTTCCAGACACAGTATTTATGTCGTTTGATGGTGACCAGTTGGTGCGACGCTTTGAATTCAACTGGTTCTGCGCACTCAATGCGGATGAAGTGAAGAATACTGACACATTGTGGACCAAATTAGCTGGATATTAGACTATTGTACATTAAATGTCCATAGGTCTAACGATAAATTGATTAGGACAATACAAAGTCATCCAAATCGCGCATGAACATTCCATCCATACCCTTCATATTACGCCGCTGTATTAACCGCAAATCCCGCTGAACATCTGGAGAACGAGAGACAGATGATACAGCGGAATCTACAGAATCTAACGAGTCCTTACGTCTCGCTTTTTTTGGCTTCGGCAAATGTGGAACAAACGAGTTTATAACGCCTAGGACATCGTCAGGCAACAGGGTACATAAGCATTCTGGCAGCTGAGGTTTCATTGTCCTACCGAGGCGATCCAAAAAAAATGGGGGTCACCGGGGCTTTTTTAGACCCTCACCGATAAAAATCCTACTGTATTTACAGTAGGAATCAATAATTCTCATATGAATTAATAAGGCTAAAAATCCACCCCAAGGGACCACCCTTGGACCCGCCAACATCATCCCGCCCCCAACCACGCACGGTAAATTCGCCCTCAACCTAATCTATTTATTGTTAGAAACCCAGGCTTCCATGGCGATCTCTGTGGAAAAATTATATGAAGCGTTCCCTGACCTTCAAACAAAATGGAATGGAGTTGTTGAGTTTAGTAATGTCACTGAAGTGGATAATTTTTATAGTGATGGTATAAGCAAAAACGCACTTGTAAAGATTATTTTGAGATATCCTGGCGAATCAACAAAATATAATGTGGTGTATGTTTATCCTAGTGGGGGATATTCGAATATATTTGAGCGACCTGTGAATCATACAATCGCCGCATGGATGGCTGGAATTCTAAAAAAGAAGGATTAGTAGGGATGGTAAATGGGACTCGTAAAGCGAAACGGGACTTTATTCAGCACCATCATTTGCTGATGCGTTTGGAACTTGTAGACTGCCCTGAACGTAAGGATATTCCGCTGGTCAAACAAATGGTTAAAAATATCCTTAAGGCGTTGAATATGAAGTCGTTGGCGCCGCCTCGTATATACTATTTGGATAAACCCGAGAATAACCGTGGTATGACTTGTATCGCACCGATTAAAACGAGTCATATTGCCTTTCATTTTTGGAGCAATCCCGACCCGAGCGTTTTCCAGAACCCTGAAAGCCGTTGCCTGCTTGAATTTGATATTTATACATGCGGTAGTATGACTCCATCGGCAGTCAAGCATATTCTTCACCAGTTGGCCCCGTTTCGTCCTACACACGCCGAGATAGATATTCTCAATCGTCGTACCGGTATGAAACTGGAACACCATTTCTCCTGGGATACCAACAAACGACCTGAGTGGGATGAATGGTTGGATTCAAAGGCGTTCTTGGATACTCGTCGTAATCGCAATCGTCAAAATAATAAAACACGCCGTGGAGGAAATAGACGGAGGCAAGTTCAATTGATTCGCCCACCTGATGAGTCAGGTTCAGTATATTTGAATTCCCAGCAGTTAATGGATTTGATTACTTCAGCACGCGGTAAGATTCGTGAAATACGCGAAGCGGCTGAAGGTGCTATTGATGACAATCCTAATGTATTTAGGGATGTATTTCGTTTATCAAGAGATATTGATAATAAGACGCAACAGAACGCTGCCAATGCTAGAGAAGCTTATTTACATGGTAATACCCAATCGTTAGATGAAATCGGTCAAGGCATATTAGGTAGGCTTGTACAACTTAAAGATGTATGGGAGACCACAGTTGCGGCTGAACGAAATGCGGTTGCTCCATCACAGAACGGTGGCGGTATCATGTTTGATGTAGAATTTTATACTGAAGTTGGTCATACTATGTATCAACATATAATTCCACCCTTTGAAACCCCACTGCTTACTCGCTTTCAAACTGCTAATAAACCTAGTTTATCTTTTGAGAAACAAGACCACAAGGATCGTGCGTTTGTGATTATTATGTATGATAAGGATGCTCCACATCCGGCACGCGTACACTGGTTATATACTCAGTGGTTTGATCGTAGAGGTAATTTAGAC